TGAATATGTCAGAAAGTACAGTAAAGAGAAGAATAAAACAAATAAAAAATAAAATATTAAGGTTACTTTAAATAGTAACCTTATTTTTTTGACCTTTTTTTGAATTAATTATGAGCTTTTGAATTAATAATTGTATTTTATAATTAAAGTATAAAGAAAGGAGATGTCAAGAAATGAAAAAAGATAGTTTAATCATGAACGAGAGAAACTATGCTAGGCATCTTCTTTTAATTTTGGAGAAACTTAAGAACATAGATAAAACATTAAGCGTCAAAATCAAAAATAAGACAGTTTGACGTATAAGACAATAAAGTTATTATTGGGCATATTAAAACGCCTTAATTTTAAAAATAAAAAGAGATAGGAGGTAATTTATAAAATGGCTTATCCATATTATCCAAACAATCAATTTTATATGCAAGATTTACAAAGTATGAAAGACAGAATAGACAGACAAATGCAACAAATACAGCAACAAAATCAAATGCAACAACAGCCTGTTCAACAACCAATTACACAAAACTTTCAGCTAGCACCTAATCCAACTAACAATGAATTAGAAAGTAAATATGCTAACAACATTGATGAAGTCAAAAATACCTTTGTAATGAAAACAGGATTATTTGCAACAAAAGATTTTGCTACTATTTGGGTTAAAGATGTAACAGGAAATATAAGGACTTTCAAAACAGAAGAAGTTATAGATTTAGATCCTAAAGACAAGGAAATTTTAATGTTAAAAAAGCAAATAGAGGATATGAAAGGAATGATGTCAAATGCCGTTGAATATGATAACACAGACATTGATGAACCAGTTAAAAAACAAGTTACCAAGACAGTTTCAACAAATAAACGCTCTAATGCAAAATAATGCTAATCCTCAAGACATAATACAACAGATGATGTCAGGAGCTACACCAGAACAAAAAGAAAGTTTATTTAAACAGGCAAAGAATTATGGTGTCCCAAACGACATATTAGCAAAACTTCAAAATATGAAATGATAATAATTTGTTTCTTGTGAAACATTTATTATAAATATTTTAAGAAAGGAGGAAACATTATGGGAGACAACATGGGACCTGCAGATATAAAAGCTGTAGTAGACGGAAACAACAACGGATTTGTTTATCCTTATCCTGTAATGCCTTATGGTGGAGGATATGGAAATAACGGATTTGGTGGAGACTCTAGTTGGCTATGGTTAATAATTATCCTTGCTCTGTTTGGAGGATGGGGCAATAATGGTAATGGTGGATTCGGAGGTGGATTCAACAATGATTATGCTTGGCTATCAAATGGTCAAAAAGAAATCATGCAAAACACAAACGACGGATTTAACACATTACAATTAGCAAACCAATTAACAGGAATCAATTCTGGAGTACAAAACTTATCAACTCAATTATGTAATTGCTGTGCAGATATGAATAGTACAGTAGCAAATGGTTTCTATAATGCTGAAATATCAGCAAATAGCAGACAAATGGCTGATATGAACCAAAACTTTGCATTAAGTACACAGCTAGCAAATGCAAGTGCTGACAATAGATTAGGAATTGCTAATTTAAATGCGACTATTTTAGCTGAAAACTGTGCAGACCGTGCAGCTTTAGCAGATGGATTAAAAGATGTTTTAATCAACCAAACAGCTAATACACAAAAAATATTAGATACTCTTTGTCAAGACAAGATAGATGCTAAAAATGAAAAAATAGCAGACTTACAAAGAGAATTACAAATGGCTGATTTAAAAGCATCACAAATTGAGCAAAACGCATTTATTGCACAAGGATTTAGCAATGAAGTAGATCAATTGTATAACAGACTTTCTTCATGCCCTGTACCATCTACACCAGTATATGGTAGAACACCAATATTTACTTGCAACAATGGTTGCGGATGCGGAAACTTTAATGGTTCAATTTAATTTAATATAAGCAATTTTAGATATTATCTATATTCACTTATGTGATTTTTGCTTTAATTTATTTTAAGGAGATAGATATATTCTATCTCTATTTTTGTAAAGGACTTTACAATTCTATTTATATATGATAAAATAGTACAAAATCAATACAAATAGTAAGGAGTAAAGTTATGAGTAAATTTATTGATATTACCGGTAATAAGTATAATAAATTAACAGTAATTAGAAGAGTTGAAAGCAATATAAAAGGACTTCCAAGATGGTTGTGTCAATGTGAATGTGGCAATTATACAGAAGTAAATGGAAATAATTTAAAAAATAGTGCAGTAAAAAGTTGTGGTTGTTTATTAAAAGACCCAGAAAATGCTAAACATTTCGGAGAACCTAGAAAAAAAGAGAAAACATTAGAAGAAATACGATTATATAGAATATTTAGGGGAATGATAACAAGATGCGAAAATAAGAACAATCCCGCGTACAAAAATTATGGAGCTAGAGGGATTAAAGTATGTAATGAATGGAGAAACAACTTTGTATCTTTTTATCAATGGGCTATTGACAATGGCTATAAATTAGGATTAACAATAGAAAGAATAAATGTAAATAAAGATTATGAACCATTTAATTGTAAATGGATTTCTAGAGGTCAACAAAGTTTTAACAAAAGAAATTCGTACAATTTTACCATAAATGGAAGAAAACAATGTTTGTCCGTATGGTGCAAAGAATATAAGATGCCATATTTAACTGTATATAAGAGAATAACTAAATTTGGAATGTCTATTGAAGATGCTTTAACAAAACCAATAAATATAAAAAAAAGAAATAAATTATATAAAGGAGGAAATAAACATGATTAATGCTGTGGCAACTAATCCCACACAAAACGTAAACGCAGGAGCCAATGTTCTATTTGATGGAACTAATGTAAGGACTAATTCTTGCAGGGCTTGTAGTGGTTGGCTTAATTTTAGCACTTTAAATAGTGGAATATTTGAAATAACAAAACCTGGTATATATGAAATACATTTTAACGCAAATGTATCTCCAACAGTAGCAGGACAAATAACAGTAAATATAACAAATGCAGGAGAAAATATAATAGGTGGAGAAATGCAAACACCAGGAACTACACCAGATACTTTTGAAAATATTGCAGCTGAAATATTAGTTCAAGTTCCTTGCAATTGCTGTGATATATTTACAATAAAAAATAATTCAGAGAATCCAGTTGTATTTAATAATCCGTCATTGACAATTGAGAGGCTTGCATGACAAATAATTTAGAAAATTTTTCTAATTGGTTACAAATATTTAGCTTTTTAATATTAGTACAGGATTTTAACAATACGGATTTAATGAAGTATTTAGCACATCAAGATGAATTGTTAAACAAAATAATAGAACAAAACGAGGAAATTTTAAAAAATCTGAAAGGAGGTAAGTAGTTTTGGATATAGAAGAATATATTGAAAAAATAGTTGACAACGGTAAAATAGAAGACATGGAAGAACTTTCTGACATGTTAGAAGACACAATGGAAATAATTGAAAGATATGACAAAGAATGTTATAAAGAATTTGAAATGAAGTTGTATGTTTTGGCAAACGGAAAAGTATTAACTGATAATATGAAAAGAGAATGGGTTAAAGAAATGAGACCTATGTCAAAATGGACCGAAGAAGAAGTTAAGAATATTGTAAGTCAATACGGCTTTGAAGTTCCATATATGTCTGCATTTGTAATATTAAATATGTTATATTCAGATATGAAATCTGCATTTGGAGATGGGAACGACGAAGAAAGTTTAAAAAGATATTTACGAGGTACAAATGATTGGTACTTTGATGAAGATGCAAAAGTAGATGGGGAACAAAAATTGTTTAATTATAAAATGTATATTGTAAAATAACTTACAATATGTTATGCTATAAACATAGGCTAGATAAGGAGTAGCTATCTTGTCGAAAGGTCTTCCTGACTAGACTTGCCTATATAAATTTATTAGTCAGGAGAAAGTCGGGAATAAAATGGAAGAGATTTGGAGAGATGTTCCAAGATATGAAGGCTTATATCAAGTTAGCAGTACTGGAAAGGTAAGAAGTTTAAATTATAATGGTACAAAAAAACAAAAAGAGCTAAAGCCTATAATGTTACGGAAAATATTATGCTGTTGTATTATATAAGAATAAAGCTAAAGAAGTTTTTCTGATACATCGATTAGTAGCGATTGCATATATACAAAATTTACAAAATAAACAATATGTCAATCATAAAGATGCGAATAAACTTAATAATAATGTAAATAACTTGGAATGGGTGACTCCAAGTGAAAATAATATTCACGCTTTTAAAATGGGATTAAATAACTCCCCATCAAAAGGCAAATTTGGTAGAGAAAACCATTTATCAAAGAAAGTATACCAATTAAATGAAGAAAATACAATTATAAATTGCTTTTATGGTTTGAGAGAAGCAGAAAGAATTACAGGGATATCTCATGCTTTAATAAGCTGTTGCTGTAGAAATAAAGTAAAAACAGCAGGAGGATATAAATGGAAATATGTATAAAACAAGGTAATTCAAAAATAAGAAAGGAGAATAAATTATGAATGAAATGAGAGATTATGACAATAGAGATATGGACTATAGAAATTATCGTGATTATAATAATAGATATTATGATGAGATGGAACACGGAAGTTATAGAGATTCTGATTATAGAAATTATAGGGACAATTACAGAGATGATTACAGGACAAGAGACTATGACAGAAGAGGTGGAAAAATAAATAATAGAGATTATCGTAATTATAGAAACTATAGAGGTGGAGACTATTATGAAGAATTAGAAATGACTATGGAAGATATGAGAGAACAATACAGAAAGCTAGAAGACATATCTGAAATGGCTACTAATCAACAAGACAAAAATATGCTTATGAAAATAGCTCAAAAAGAAAAAGAAAACTATAGTTATATAAAATCATTAGTTGAGAAATAAAATGGAAGAAATATGTAGTTTTGTGATAAATAACCATATATATGCTATTTATGATGTTGATAAAATTCAAGGAAAAGAAAATTATGTAGGTAGATCACATTATGAAGATAGAACTATATATATTGAAAAAGGAAATTTTAAAGATATGATATTGACTTTAAAACATGAATTAATGCACGTTTGGTTGTATGAAAATGGACATACTAATCAAGATGGCAAAGAAGTTTTTGATTATGAAGATGTATGTGAATATGTTGCCTTAAGTAATGCTTCTATAAATAGAATAGTTGATTTATATTTAGAAAGTAAGGGAGTTAAATAGGTTCGCTTTTCATTTTTTAATTTTTATGATATAATAAGTGTAGAAATTAAAAAGGAGGAGATAAAATGGAAAAGATAAAACAAATTGCAAAATATACAACTAATATTTTAGGTATAATTGCAGCATTAGTTTCAGGTATAAATGCAGTAGAGGGCATAACAATACCCTATGCAATACAAATAGTTCAAGTTATAGCAGTAGTTCAAGGAGTTATAGGCACATACTTGTTAGGAAATAAAGCAATAGAAGTAAAGCAAGAAAATGAAAATAATCAACTATTGCAAGATGAAATGGAATATGAAGAAGTCGAAGTAATAGAAGAGGAGGAATAAGAATGAGTTTAACAAATATTGGATTATTAGAAAACACTATAACTTGTTATAAACATCCTAATTATTATATTTATGGTACATTTGGACAAAAATTAACATCTTCAATAATAGAATCTAAAATAAAGCAATATCCATCTTTTTATAGAACGTCTGCAAGAATAAGAAATGCTAGAAAACAAGTTGGAAAATATGGATATGATTGTGTAGGTTTAATAAAGTGTTATTTGTTTGGCGGTTTTGGAAAAGTAAAATATAATAGCAAATATGATCTATCAGCAAATGGAATGTATAATAAATGTACAGAAAAAGGTAAAATAAAAAATATACCTAATATAAAAGGTTTGTTAGTTTGGATGGATGGACATATTGGAGTATATGATGGAGAAAAATATACTTATGAATGTACTGTATCAGGCGGAACATTCAAAATAATAAAAACGGTTGCTAAAACAAGAGGATGGACAAATTGGGGAAAATGTGCTTATATAAAATATGAAGATAATAAAAAAGAAGAAAAGAAGGAAAAGGTTAAAAATACTGTAGGTAAAAAGAAGGTGTTAAAACAAAATTGTTATTTATATAGCAAAAAAGATTTAACAGGAACAAAATACACATATTTAAAAAATACAACCGTTAAAATATTAAAAAATATTTCATCTAATATTGATTATGTTGAAGTGTTAGCGACAGGAAGAAAAGCATATATAAACACAAAATATTATAAATAATTTGACAAAAACAAAAAATGATTGTATAATAAATATATCATCAAAATACATTACCAAGAACTTGTACTTTTTTAGTGCAAGTTCTTTTATTGTGTTGCGAAAACCGTTGTGGCAGTAAGCATAAAAAAGTTTTTAAAAAAGTAAAAAAAATACTTGACAAGTAGTAAAAAGTAGTATATAATATATTCATAAAATAAATAAAGGGAGGTAATGTATGATGAAAAAATGGAAAATTAATTGGAAAACAGTAGGTAGAAATTTATTTATAATTTTAAATATAGTATTACTTGCTGTTTTTATTTATACAATTAAGACAAAAGGCATAAGTTTTATTAGCACAATTGGATATTTTGATTAAAAAAAGGAGGAATTAATTATGAAAAAATTTAAAATTTTTAGATTAGTACAAGTTACAGGGCTTTATATTACTAAAGAAAAAAGATTTATTACAGAGGCAAATACTTTTGATGAAGCAATTAAAGAGTATAGAAAATTAAAAAAAATAAATAAATGGCATACATATAAAATAGAATGTTATGAAGTTTAAAAGGAGGATTTAATTATGAAAAAGGATCAAGCATTAACATTATTACAAATAGTAGAAGATTGCACAGATGTAATAGCAAAAGAAATTGAAGCAGGTTTAAAACCTAATAGCTTATTAATTGACTATATGAAAGAAAGACTTGAAGGAGTATTAGAATATAAAGGAGAATAATATGGAAGATGAAAGACAAGAATTAGAAATATTAACCGAGGGCATACAATATTTACAAAAAGCATTAAATTGTTTTGTATGTTGTGATACTATAACAGAAAAAGAATATGGCGTATTAGTAAAACTAGAAGATGATTTAACAAGCAGAAAAATAGATTTACAAGTTAAAATAGATGGATGTATAATTGAGGAGGCATAGTATGGATTGACAAAAGATAGCACAAATGATATAATATAAATGTCTAAGATAGTAAAAGAAGTTTATATATGTGCATAGCTAGGAGTGGCTATCTTAGACAATAAAAGCTCTTGGTTGTGCATTTATATAAGCTTCTTTTATTGTTTTAAATAAAAATATAAAGGAGGCATTTATATGCAAGAAATGTGGAAAAATATCAAAGATTATGAAGGTAAATATGAAGTTAGCAATTTAGGTAGAGTAAGGAGCTTAAAAAACAATTGTGGAAATAATAGAAAAGAAACATTAATATTAAAACAATGTATAGACAATAGAGGTTATTTAAGAGTCAACCTAAATAATCACAATAAAGGCAAGAGCTTCTTAGTACATAGATTGGTAGCAAGTGCATTTATACTAAATCCAAACAATTTGCCACAAGTTAATCATAAAGATGAAAATAAACAAAACAACAATATGGAAAATTTAGAGTGGTGTAATAATCAATATAATATTAATTATGGAACTAGAAAAGAAAGAATTAGTAAGAAACGTGGTAGAAAAATATTACAATTTGATTTAAATGGAAAATTTATTAGAGAATGGAACGGAACTTGTAAGGCTAGTAGAGAATTAAATATAAATGAGGGAAACATTTGGGAATGTTGCAATAACAAAAGAAAAACAGCAGGAAAATATTTTTGGAAATATAAGGAGGATTAATATGTGTTACTGGGATTTAATAGATGAAGATAATATAGTATTTAGGGGGTATGAAGAATGAATGAAAGTATATTTAGTAAATTAAATTCAATTAATGTAAATGATAAAACAGAGAAGAAAAATGGATTGACTTATTTGTCTTGGGCTTGGGCTTGGGGAGAAGTAAAAAAACTTTATCCTGATGCAACATATACAATATATGAAAATACTTTGCCAAGTGGTTATGTAGTAAATTATTTTACAGATGGAAATACAAGTTATGTAAAAACAGGAGTAACAATAAACAATTTAGAACATATAGAAGAATTACCTGTAATGGATTATAGAAATAAATCAATATTACTTGAAAATATGACAAGCTTTGATGTAAATAAAACAATTCAAAGAAGTTTAACAAAAGCATTAGCAAGACATGGATTAGGATTATATATATATGCAGGAGAAGATTTACCAGAAGATGAAAAAGATAATGAGTTAGAGAAGATTATTGATAAAACAAAAGCACAGGCTTTAGATAAATCAATTGAAAATGCAGGAATATCAGATGAGGTTGTAGAATTAATATTAAGTCAATATGGATATACAAGTACATCAGAAATTAAAATGAAAGATTATTTGAATATAGTAAATGATTTTAAATCTAAAAAGGAGTAATATATGGAACTATGGCAAGAAATTCAAGAAAAACAAAAGATGTTAGATAAAGCAATAGACCAATTGGCACAAAATGGCTATAAACTAGCAGAATGTGAAAGAGATTATAAAATAGCGGTAAATAAAAAAGCATTAGAATTAAGAAGTCAAGATGTGCCAGTTACTTTAATAAATCAAGTTATATATGGATATGAAGATATAGCAAAATTAAGATTTGAAAGAGATACAGCACAAGTAAAATATAATGCAAATTTGGAGTACATACAAACAATTAAGCTGATGATTAGAATATTAGAAAATCAATTGAGCAGAGAATATGGAAATACAAAAGGGGTGTAAACTATGTCAGAAATGTCAGAGTATTGGAAAGATGTAAAACCGTATTATAAAGAAGAACACGATAAAAGAGTTGCAAAAACTCCTGATAGAATAGAATATTCAAAAAAAGAATTTATAAAAAATGGAATTTATGCAGAATTAAAAAACATACAAACAGGACAATTTAATATAAGAAAAGGTCAAAATATTATAGTATATTATTGCTCAACAGGAAAGGTATTATTAAATAATAAACCAGAAGAAGCAAGAGGAATAAAATACGTTATTGGTTTATATAAAAAATTAGGAATGGAAAAATAAAATGTATTGTAAATATTTATCAAAGAGTTTAAATGGCAAAATTAAGTGCCGTTTATATAAAAGATATATAAGTTCATTACTCGAATGTAAAAATTGCTCAGATTTGATTTACAAAGCAAATAAGCCTATAAAAAAAGTAAGCAATAAAAGAATAACAGTAACAGAAGAAACATACAACAAAGTTATGCAAAGAGATAAAGGAAGATGTAGATTGTGTGGTACAAGTTTAAATTTGCATTTACATCATATAATGCGGTAGAGGAAAAGATTTAACAAATAATATAGACAACTGTATAATGCTTTGTGAGAATTGTCACTTAAATGTTGTACATAAAAATCAAAAAAAATATAGATCAATTTTAAAGAAAATAATTGAAAAGGAGAATGAAAAATGGAATTAAAAGATAAAGAAATAGGAAAAATATATGAAACAAAAGAATATGATAAATTTAAAACTTATGAATGGAATAGAATAATTAATCAAAACACAATTAACAAAATAGCGAAATCAGTTTTAGAAAATGGGTGGAGAATTGAACCAATAATAGTAAATGAGGAATATGGAATTATTGATGGACAACATAGATATACTTATGCTAAAAATAATAATTTATCAATTTATTATATGATAATACCTGGTTTAACAAAGGAGGATTGTCAAATAATGAATAGTGTAAGAAGCGGATGGTTAACAACAGATTATATTAGATTTTATGCAATACAAGGTAATGCTTCTTATGCTAGATTAATGGCTTTAAATGAAACATACAAACAGATTAGTTTAACTTCAATTGTATATGCTTTAGTAAGTAGTCATTCAGAAGGAGGGTTTTCTAAAACAATAGCAAATGGTAAATTTGAATGTACCACAGAGGAATATGAATTAGCAGTTGATATTTTAGATTATATTAATTCATTAATGCCTTCTATTAAAAAAGTTAAAGGCAAAAAAATATCTTTGACAAATGCGATAATATGGTGTTATAAGAGTAATCTTGTTGACTTAAATAGATTAGCAAATCAAGTTGAAACTTTTTCAAATGAAATGACAGGTGTTACAGATTTAGAAAGTGCATTGACAAATTTAGAGAAATATTATAATTATAATTTAAAGAAAAAAGATAATATAGTATATTTAGTTACAGAATGGAAGAAAAACAAATTAAATATAAAGGAGGAAAATTAAATGAATATAAATAGACCTATATTAAAGGAGATGATAAATAAATGAATGAAAATTTTAAAAATTCATTTATAGGCAAAAAAATTAAAGATATTGATATAGATAATTTTGGAATAGAAATAACATTAGAAGACAATAGTAAATTTGATTATTGTTCTAAAGAAGTATTTTTACAAAAAGTTGTAAAAGATAAAATTAAAATGAAAATAAAAGAATATGATTTAGATGAAAAGGAAGCTGTCTTAAATATGAAAGGCAATGAAAACATAGATGAACTTATGATTTATAGTGAAGAAAAAAGATATGCAAATTGGGCAAAAAAAGTATTAGAAGATATTTTAGAATATATTTTTAAGGAGGAAAATTAAAATGCAAATTAGTGGGAAAACAAAAATATTCAAAGGAAAATACGGATATAGTTGTTCTATATCTAATAAAAAACAAGATGGAAGTTATGAGAATATGTTTATGCAGTTACAATTACCAAAAGGAATAGAGCCAGAAGATAAATCTACAATAGAAATAATGAGAGGATTTATTAGCTTTTATGAGAACAAAGACGGAAATAAAATACCAAAAATAGTTGCTTTAGAAATAAGACAAGACGGAGAAAAAAATTATGAAATGCCAGATTATATGCAAATGCCAGAATTGCCATTTTAAGAAAGGAGAAAGCAATGATATTATTGTCAGTTAAAATAAATAAATATTCATATAATTTATTGAAGAAAATAAAAGAAAGAGATGGTGTACCTATGGCTGTATCTTTAAGTAGAGCAGTAGAAAAGTATGCCCACGAAAAAGGGGTTAAATAACCTCTTTTTTTGTTTTACATAATTAGTTACGAATTGTAACAAAAATGTAATATTTATTTTTTAAAAAAGTATTGACAATATAATAAATATATTATATATTTTAAAATGAAAGGAGGAATAATAATGTCTGTAGTTTATATAAAGAATTTAGATGAAGAAAAAAAGAACAAAGCTATGTTTATATTAAAATGCCAAGGAAAAGATTTAACAAAGGCTGTAAGAGAATTAGTTGATGAATTAGCAAAACAATTCGATGAAATGCAAAAAAATAATAGTTAGTGGTATGACAAGTCCTAACTATTATTTGTCAAATATTATAAAAAGGATTAAGAAAACCTTTTTGTATATATTAACACATAAAAATAAATTTGTCAAATCTAGAAGAAAGGAGTATGTTTTAGTGAAAGACCCTGCGTTTTTATTTTATAGTAGTGACTTTTTATCTGGAACATTATTGATGACAGATGAAGAAATAGGTCAATATATTAAACTTTTATGTTTGCAACATCAAAAAGGACATTTAAAAGAAAAAGATATGTTAATCATATGTAAAACATATAATGATAATATCTTTAATAAATTTAAACAAGATGAAGATGGTAATTATTATAATAAAAGATTAGAAGAAGAAATTATTAAAAGACAAAAATATTCTGAAAGTCGCAGAAACAATAGAAAGAAGAAAGAAAAAGAGTTAAAACAAAAAGATACATGTGAAGAAGATATGAAAAACATATGTAATTCATATGAAGAACATATGGGAAATGAAAATGGAAATGAAAATATAAATATAAATAAAAATAAAAATAAAAATAAAAATAGAATTGAAAATATAAAAAATATATATAATGAATATTGTACTTTTTTGCCTAAAGTACAAAAAATTACAGAAAAAAGAAAAATTGCTATAAATAAATTGCTTAAAGAAATCAGTGAAGAACAATTTACTGAAATATGTATTATAGCTAATGATAGTGATTTTCTTACTGGAAATAATGATAGAAATTGGAAAGCGGATTTTGATTTTATTATACGACCTGAAAAAGCGGTCTCCATATTGGAGGGAAAATACAATAATAAAAAAAGAGATAAAATGGATGGTTTTATAGAATTATGGAAGGAGGCACAAGAAAAGGATGAGCAGGACAGAAATGGTACAAATAATAACGCTTTTAGCTGGTAATTATGAAATTATAGCAAACAAAACACAGAGTCAAAGAGAGATCATGTTAAATACTTGGTATGAATGTTTAGGAGATTTGGATTACAGAGTTGTGTTACAAGCAGTTAAAATGTCTATAATAAATAATTCTTATCCTCCTACAATACACGAAATAAGAAAGAATGCTGTAGAAATAATAAAGCCTAGTGAGCAAAGGTCAGCAATAGAGGCTTGGAATGAAGCACATAAAATGATTTGCAATGGACTTTATATGACACAAGAAGAATTTGATAAAGCTAGTCCAGAAGTTAAAAAATTTTTTGGAAATGTAAGACAAGTTGCAGAATTGGCAAAGGCTGATACTGACACTATAAATACAGTAACAAAAGGACAATTTTTAAAACAATATGAAATTATTGTAGAAAGAGAAAATTCAAGAAAAATGTTGCCTGAGAAATGGATTGATATAACAAAAGGATTAGCTGAAAAAATGAATGTAAAACAAATAGGGGAGTGATACAAATGAGTGGAAAAGAAAGAATTTTAGAACATTTAAAAAAGTATGGTAGCATAACTCAACTAGAAGCTATAAATCTGTATTGGGATTGGAGATTAAGCGATAAAATATACAAGTTAAAAAAAGATGGATATTCTATTAAGACAGAAACGATAAAAGTAAAACGAGCGGATAATACAGATGCTTATGTAAGTAAATATAGCTTGGAGGTAGTCAATGAGTAGTAATAAAAATGCCAGAAAGAAACTAGAGGAAAGATACGGCAAGGAATGTTTTATAGAAAAATTGCATTTAAGAAAAGATGAAGAGCCAAGAAGATATACTTCTAAAGGGCAAATGAAGAGAATGAAGCAATTAACTTATCATCATATAAAGATGAAAAAAGATGGTGGTAGAGCAACAGTAGAAAATGGGGCATTACTTTCAGCAGAGAATCATATATTTTTTCATCAGCAAAGCAAAGAAGTACAAGGATATATGAATGCATTATTTCAGGAATATAAAAGACAGGTTGATGAGTGTAGGGAATGTAAGTTAGTTTTAGTAGATGACTTAGACATACCCTATACGATAGTTCCAATGGAATTTAGTATAGATGACAGAAAAAAAGGTTATGACAGAAATGCAAAAAAGAGAGAGGATAGAGAACTAATAAAAGAATGGGAGGACAACGAGAGATGAAACAATACAATTTATATTATAAGGCTGGAGAAAAAATAATAGATAAAAAAAATATTAGTAAAGAAGAAGTCAATCGAATATTAGAGAGCTTAGATGTTGAAAAAGAAAGCGATTTAAGAGTAATGCAAGTAAAAGATAAAGAGGAGGAAGAAAGATGAGCGAAGATATAGAGAGATTGATAAAAATTCAAGGAATAATAAATAGAAATAAATATCACTTACACATAAATACAGACTTAGACCAAAAAGCAGATTGGATTTTATATTTAAAACAAAATAGTTTTGAAGAATACATGAGACCTGACAATACTTCAATAATGAGAAGTGATGTAGACTCAATAGAAGATTTAATAAATTATTTAGAAAAACATAATGGATTTGAAAGAAGATTTTAAGGAGTAGCTTATGAAATACAAATCATTAGAAAGTCCTTGTAGGGAATGTATATACAAATGTTTTCGTGTAGAAGATGAAAATTTTGTAAAAGATGAAAACTGTAAATACAGAGCTAATCCTATTAAGGAAATAAAAGAAATGTTAGGAGTACAGGAGGAAATATGGAAAACAAAGTAATAAGCAAAGAATATGTAGATAAAAATTTTATAAGCAAAGATTTAATAAGAGTAGCAATAGAAGAACTAGAAAAAAAGATGCAAGAAGATGAAGTTGATGAATTTGGAATACATAGTATAGGGTGGCTAGCATTAGATTGGACTTGTGATTATTTAAAAAAGTTAGTGGAGGATAAAAAATGAGAGGATTTAATATACCAGGAAAGATACAAGCAAAACAAAGACCAAGCTTTAATGGAAGATATGCTTACACACCTGAAAGAACAGTAAACTATGAAAATTGGGTAAAGGCTTGTTATTTAGAAAAGTATAGGAGTAATAATTTGTTAGATGCTCCATTAGAAGTACATATTATAGCTTATTATGAAATACCAAAAAGCATAAGTAAAAAGAAAAAGCAAGAAATGTTAGAAGATAAAATAAGACCTACAATAAAACCAGACACAGATAATATAGCAAAAAGTATATTGGATTCTCTTAATGGAATAGCTTACAAAGATGATAAACAAGTTGTAAGTTTAAAAGTTGATAAATATTATGCAGAAATACCAAGTGTATCTGTAGAGATAAAGGAAGTGTAAGCATGTTAATAAAAAGAAATCGTCAAGACCGAAATAAAAGTCAATATATATGTGATAGTTGTGAAAAAGAAATGTCAGTAGATGACAGAATTGTTATTTTTAGAGAAATAGCCTATAAGAAGAAAAAGAAATATGACTTATGCAAAGATTGTTGGAGAAAAGTTAGAATAATAGTAGAAAAGCATAAGTTAAAGAAAGAGGTGTAAGTAAATGAATATAGAAGAAAAACGAAAAATAGAAGAAATGTATGAAAAAGGGCTTGTTGAAATTTCTTCTATAATAGAACCATTAATAGAAAATTTTAAAATAGATAGATGTTCAATAGATATACAACAAAGCCAATTAGTTATTGATTACTTAATTAGAGACAGAGATTTTGACGAGAATTATATTCAGCAATTAGAAGAAGAGCTTGAAAAAGAAAAAGAGAAAAATAAAAAAGCAATAGATTTTATAAATGACAAAAACAATTATTTTGAAGATGGAGAGAATTGGCAAAATATTTTAAAAATAAAAGAAATTTTGGAGGAATAAAACAATGTTAAGTGATGAAGAAAAGAAAGCAATCAAAGAAGTGAAACATTTTAAAGAACTTACAAGATATTGGCAAGAAGAAGAATACGAAGAAAAAGAAATAGCAGTATATATAGAAACAATTTTAAATCTAATCAAAAAACAATCTAAAGAAATAAAAGAATTAAAAAATGCAGATTTAACATCAGTTTATTTAAATGGATTTTATGATGGAGAGAAGAAAATTAAAGACAAAATAAAAGCAAAAATAGAAGAATATGACGATAAAGGAATGACAGTAAATTTAGCAAATAGAAGTGCAGGAAAAACATTTCAACAAGCTGTACATTATGAAGTTAAAAAAGTTTTGCAATC